GCATATTGCTTTTAATGATGGCAGATTTGTTTGCAATGGGTGCTTTATCGACTTTGCGCAACATACCAAATCTTCCATCTCCAATTAGAGTGGGTGAGTTAAATGTTACATCATCCATTTGACTGACCACAAGATTGTGTTCAGGTATTTGGACCAAACAATCTTCGATATCTTCTTTGCAAAACAAAGCTGAGTAACCCAAGGATTGTCCTGGTGAACCTGCTACGTGTAGACCTCCTACCTTACGAGTTTTCTTGGTAGGATCAAGTATACTAAGCAAAGCCCCGCAATCTCCTTTCTTGGTTGCTACGTTGTAGGCTATGGCAGTGGTTATAGTATAAGGTTCTAACTCTTTACCATCAACGTATATCTCAGATTGCACTTCTCCCTTGGTATGTACAGTGTTTATCTGTTGGCCCAAAGTTGAAAGCATGCAAGATGCAGTTCTGCCTAAGGTTTGCAGATCTTTGGCCGTAACAATATATTTCATAATGTCACGACGTGGGGGGAAATTGGGGAAGGCTGCACAGATCAAATCTTGTGACACCAATTGGTCTGTGTCATAGACGTTTTCCAATATTTGGGCTGCATCATATACAACTTCATGAGACGTACCGGTTTCATTGATCTGGCCGGTAAGCTTAATCTGAACTCTAGATTCGGGATCCATTTCAAGTTGACTGTTGATAACATCAAAGAAATGATGTGGTAAAATTGCCACATTTCCTCTGATAAAGGTTGCATAACCACATTTGGTCCATTCATTGGTATTTTCTAACCTAAGATGAACAGAATACATGTTGAATTTTACAATCTTCAAATTTATGTCTTCACCCTGAGCGTCACTAACAAGTGACAACTGAGGGACAGTTCTTGTCGCTCTCATATCTTTAGCTGACTTCTTGTTTGCTCTAGCTTTCTTTGGTCGCAACTTGTAATCACTTTCTGGTTCAAGATCGAACAGAGTTTCTCCACTAGTTCCATCTTGGGAAGTAAAGAAGATACTATATAAGCTATATAGACCAAAGAAAACAAATGAAAGCTTAAAAGAATTCTTCCAACTAACATAAGTTTTAAATTCATCCCAACTAGTCAAAGCTAATTTAATCTTTGAGAAGATTTCTCTTATGGTAGTCTTAAGTGTTCTGGTCTCTTTCGTATAGAAAACATATTTAGCCTGAACAGGAAACAGAGAAGTGAATGATTCATCGTTGGACAAGTCAAAAATCAGCTGATCCAATGGATAGCTAAGGTCTAACACATGCCCAACAAAGTCATATTCTTCAGAGATCACTTTGCCAAAAACATAGTTTACGCCATGTTCTTCATTTGGATTGAATCTCTGTTCCAATGCCATCAATCTACGGACAAATTGTTTCTTTTCATTTTCAGTAAACTGGTGATAGTATTGCAAAACTATTACCTTGTGATCGGATTTGACACCTCTACACATGGTCTCGAAAAATATATTATATTCTTGGCCCAATGGAAATGAAATTTCGGCATCCAATGGTACGGAATTGATGTAATTTTTAATCTTACCAAAAGTTCCTGGCATGGCAGATTGTCTCTCAATGCCAGAATACTCTTGTCTACGAGCACGGAGTTCCATAACTTTTTGGTCATAGAAC